CGCGGAACCCGGCCAGGGGGTTCACCCGCGTCAAGATCGTGCCGCCGGGGACGGTGTGACATGCGGCTGTGGCCATGGTCAAAACGCAGGTCGGTCAGGGCCCACGGGCCGATGATGCTCGTGCGGGGCAGGTTCGACGCCGCGCAGACCACGCCGGACAACCGCCGCCACTGGGCCGGCGCCGACGGCCTCTCGGCCGACGCCGCGGCTTCGCCGGAGGTCCGGCGAACGCTCCGCAACCGCGCCCGCTACGAAGTGGCGAACAACTCCTACGCTCGCGGGATCGTTCTGACGTTGGCCAACGACGTAGTGGGCACCGGCCCGCGGCTCCAGGTGCTCGCCGAGTCCGCCCACACCATCGAAGCCGAGTTCGCCCGCTGGGCCAGGGCCGTGGACCTGCCCGGCAAGCTCCGCACCATGCGGATGGCCCGGGCGCAGGACGGCGAAGCGTTCGCGCTGCTGTTCAGCCATCCCAGCCTGGACGGGCCGGTGAAGCTGGATATCCGGCTGATCGAGGCCGACCAGGTGACCACGCCCGATCTGTCCTTTGACAGGAGCAACGCCGTCGATGGGATCGTGCTGGACGAGTTCGGCAATCCCGTCGAGTACCACGTGCTCAGGCGGCACCCCGGCGGCGACGCCGCATCGGCCGGCACGCAGTACGACCGGGTTCCCGCGGCCAGCATGATCCACTGGTTCCGCGCCGACCGGCCCGGCCAGAACCGCGGCCTGCCGGACATCCTGCCGGCGCTGCCGCTGTTCGCCCAGCTTCGCCGCTACACGCTGGCGGTGATCGCCGCGGCCGAGAGCGCGGCCAACATCGCCATCCTGATGAAGACCAATGCGCCGGCCGGCGGCGAGGCGGCCGAGGTCGAACCCATGACCGAAATGGAGTTCGCCCCGAACATGGCGGTCTTTGCGCCCGAAGGCTGGGAACCCTCGCAGATCAGGGCCGAGCAGCCGGCGACGACTTACGACATGTTCAAGCGGGAGATTCTCAACGAAATCGCCCGCTGCCTGAACATGCCGTACAACATCGCGGCCTGCAACTCGTCGGGCTACAACTACTCGTCGGGGCGGCTGGACCACCAGACCTACTACAAGTCCATCCGTGTCGAACAGGCCGACATCGAATCGCGGGTGCTCGACCGAATCCTCGCCGCGTGGCTGGCCGAGGCCCGTCTGCTCGGCGATTTCTCCTCCCTGGCGGGCGTCGAATCTCTGGAACACCAGTGGTTCTGGGACGGCGTGGAACACGTGGACCCGGCCAAAGAAGCCAATGCCCAGGCCACGCGCCTGGCCAGCCACACCACGACATTGGCCTATGAGTACGCCCGGCAGGGACGCGATTGGGAGGCCGAGCTTCGCCAGCGGGCCAAGGAGGTCGTGCTGATGAGGGAATTGGGACTGGGGGAGTCTGCGGTCGGTAGTCCGCAGTCTGCAGCCCAGGACAACGCCGCTGATGATGCGCCAGAGGAGCAGGAAGCATGACGACCCAGAGCTACAGACCGCAGACCGCGGACTCCAGGCTCGAATTGACGGCGACGTGCCAGATCGAGGCGGAAGCTCCGCCTGTTGATGGCAAAGCCCCGTTGCCGCGATTCCGCATGATCGCCTACACCGGCGGGCCGATGCGCATCGCCGGCTGGCGCTACCCGGTCATCGTGGACCTAGCCGGCCTGGCCATCCCGTCGCAGTCGCGCCCGATCCGCTTCGGCCACGATGCCGCGGCCGGCGTGGGACATACCGATGCCATCCGCGTCGAGAACGGGCAGCTGGTCGCCACGGGGGTCGTCTCGCGCGACACGGCCGCGGCGCGGGAGATCGTGGCGTCGGCGCGCAACGGCTTCCCGTGGCAGGCGAGTATCGGTGCGGCGGTGGAGCAGTTCGAGTTCGTCAAGGACGGGCAGGTGGTCGCGGTCAACGGCCGCGAGTTCACCGGCCCGGTCAACGTCGTCCGGCGCTCGACGCTGGGCGAGATCAGCTTCGTGGACCTCGGAGCCGACGGCAACACGTCGGCAAGCGTGGCCGCTTCGGCCAAGGAGAACATCATCATGGAAGACAGGGAAGTCATTCAGACCTGCCTGCCGGACAGGCAGGCGCAGCAGGACCGGATCGATGCCGCGGCGCAGACGGACGGGACCGGCAGGGACGGGGCCTCGGAACGCGACGGATCGCGTTCGGGGACCCCAGCCGCCCCGGCCGTCGCCGATCCCGTACCCGACATCCGTGCCGCCGCGCTGGCCGAGACCAGCCGTATCGCCGCCATCCGCAGGGTCTGCGCCGGCCGGCACGCGGACATCGAGGCCAGGGCCATCGGTGAGGGCTGGGACGTGACCAAGACGGAACTGGAGGTTCTGCGGGCCGAGCGCCCCAAGGCTCCGACCATCACGGTGGGCATGGAGCACTCGCCGGTTCGCGCCATCGAAGCGGGCCTGTGCCTCCGGGCCACCAAGGACGAGAAGTTCATCGAGGCCGAGTACGGCCGCGACTACCTCGACGGTGCGCAGCGCTACCGTCGCATGGGTATGGTCCAGGCGGCGGCGATGTGCCTGCGGGCCGAGGGCATTGAGCCCGACTTCGACAACGTCGCGGTCGTCAAGGCCGCGCTGTCCACGACCAGCTTCCCGGCGCTGCTGTCGAACATCGCGAACAAGGCGCTGCTCAAGAGCTACACCGAGTTCCCGGCGACAGCGCTGCGGTGGTGCGCCCAGGGCGATCTGCCCGACTTCAAGACGCAGACCCGCGCCCGGCTGAACCTGGCTGGCGGATTGCAGGAGATCGGGCCCGACGGCGAGCCCAAGCACCTGACGGCCGGGGATGAGTCGGTGACGCTGCGGCTCAAGACCCAGGCGCTGGCCTTCAGCATCCACCGCTGGGACATCCTCAACGACGACCTCGGTGCGCTGACCCGCCTGCCGTCCCAGTTCGGATCGATGTGCCGTCGGAAGATCGACGACCTAGTCTACACCAAGCTGCTGAACAACAAGCTCTCCGACGGCTCGACCGATCTGTTCTCGTCCGGCAACAAGAACTACATCACCGGCGCGACCACGGCGCTGTCGGCCGAGGGCCTGCGCAAGGCCCTGGAGACGTTCCGCAAGCAGACCGACTCGCTGGGCCACGCCATCGGCATCGAGCCGCGATACCTGATTGTGCCGCCGGAACTGGAGTTCATCGCTCGCCAGCTGATCAACTCCAGCAGCCTGCAGCACGTCGGAGCGGCCACGGCGGCGGACAAGAACAACCCGACCTACAACCCGTTCCAGGGCGCGTACGAGATCATCGTCGAGCCGCGCATCTCGAACACCACCTACTCCGGGGCCAGCGCCACCGCGTGGTATCTGGCCTGCGATCCGGCCGTCTGCGACACGATTGAGATCGACTACCTCAACGGCCAGCGGACGCCCACCATCAACCAGGTCGGCAACGGTTCGATCCTGCGGATCGAGTACGAGGTCGTGTTCGACGTGGAAGCCAACGTCGTGGACTTCCGTGGCATGGTCAAGAGCAAGGGCGCTGCGTAAGCGGCTCCATCTGAAAGGAATTTCACTATGGCAACCTTCGTGCAAGACGGACGAACCATCGACCACACCCCCGGCAGCGATGTCGCGGCGGGCGCGGTCGTGGTCCAGGGCGAACTGGTCGGCGTGGCCAAGGTGCCCATCCCGGCCAACACGCTGGGCGCGCTGACCGTGGAAGGCGTGTTCGACTTCCCGAAGGCGACCGGGGTCGGCACGGCCATCGCCGCCGGCGCCAACTGCTACTGGAACGCCGCCGCTCAGCAGGCGACCACCACGGCCAGCGGCAACAAGCTCATCGGGAAGTGCGTCCGTGCCGCGGCCGACGCCGACGCGACGGTTCGCGTCCGCCTGATGCAGTAAGCCCCCGGAAAGGAGGCACCGTGACCGACCTGCTGCAGGAAGCCTGCGTGTGGCTGGACGGAATGCGCCGATCGCACCTGTCCCGGACCGTGACTTACCAGCGCGGCACCGACTCCGTCGAGATCGCCGCCACGCTGGGATCCACGACCTGTGAGGTGGCCGACGAGGCTGGCGCCACGGTGCAGGCCAGGGCGACGGACTTCATCGTAGCGGCCGACGAACTGGTCCTGGGCGGGGCTGTGACCAGGCCCCGCCTCGGCGACCGAATCCGTGTGGACGACGGCGACAGGGTGCTGGTCTTCGAGGTGCTGGACTTGGGCGGAGCCGGGCACTGGCGTCCGGCGGACCCGTTCGGCACGGTCCTGCGGATTCACGCTAGGCAGATCGACGAGGAAACGACGTGACCTGCAATGACCAGTACGACCGCTGCAAAGGCGAGTTCGGCTCGATCAACGTCAAGCTCGACCGCCTGGACGAGGCGATTCGGGGCAACGGCCGACCGGGCATCCAGCTTCGGCTGGACCGGCTGGAAGCGGCTGAAGCGATCCGCTCGAAGCTGCTGTGGATCATCGCCGGCTCGACGGTGGCGCTCGCCTGTGGCGCGGTCTGGAAGATCATCTTCGGAGCATGACTGCATGGCCAAGCGATGGATAAACTCACTGGACCTGGAGGTCGGGCCGAACGGCGTGCCGGTGTTCGACGTTGCCGGGTGCTGGTCGTTCGTCGGCGGCACCAAGCTGGTCCCCTCGGCCGCAACGCCCCAGCCGCTGGTGGCGGCCTCGACGCCGTGCCGCCTGGTCTGGATCGGGGCTCGCGTGGACAACGACGGCGGCCCGCTGAACACCCACCCCTGTTTCATCGGGGATGCGGCCGACCAGAACATCCCGCTCATGCCCGGCAACTACGAGGGGCTGGTCCTTCGCATCGACGATGCCAGCAAGGTCTACGTCCGGGTCGTGGTGGGTGGCCAGGGGGTCGTCTACCGCGTCTTCGCCTGAGTGTGCTATGGCACTGATTAGCTCTGCACAGTCCGGCTCCTGGAACCAGCCAACCACCTGGGTCGGCGGCAGCATCCCCAACCTGTCGCTGGATGACGTGGTGGTCGCCGATCACCACACCGTCACGGCGGACGGCGGCAGCCGGACGCTGGCGGGCGGCCGGCAGATCACCGTCAGCCCGCAGGGGATGCTGGAGATCCGCTCAAGCCTGACGGTCCAGCCCGGGGCCGCCCTCCATGCGCTGGGCACCCTGGCCGTCAGGGATGCCAGCGCCCTGAGCATCCTCGGCCAGATGATCCTGGACGGCACTCTGCACGTGCAGGGCGCCTCGACGGTCTACATCGAACCGGGCGGGACCCTGGCGATCGACGGCTACGCGAGCGTCGAGTTCTACTCCACCTTCCTGGTCGGCGGCACGATGCGGGTCGGCAGCCTGGGGGCTCTGGAGATCCTGGGCTCGGGGATGATGGGGTTCGACGGCCAGAGCCGGACCGATCTGCTGGGCTCCTTCCGCCTCTTTCCCGACGCCTACCTGTATCTGGGCCCGGACGCCCTCGTCCGCGTCGCGAGCAGCATGGACATCTCCGGCCAGATGGACAGCGACGGCGGCAGGTTCGTCATCCTGCGCCGCGAGAGCCGGATCAACGACGCCGACGGGGATTGCCTGTTCGTGTTTGACCAGGCCTATGGCCAGGAGCCGCGCCCGATCGCATAGGAGAGCGCATGGAACAGACCAGAATACAGATGGAACTCAGCGCAGCCGAGCAGGCGGCCGTAGAGCGCCTGCGCATGACGCCCCAGCAGCGGCAGGACGAGGTCGAGTCCCGGCGGCGCCAGTGGCTGGATTCGCTTGCGCCCGAGCAGAAGCAGGCGGCCGAGCAGCGCCGGTTGAGCCTCGCGGCCATGCCCCCTTCGCAGCGCCGGGCGTACCTGGCCGCCCAGCGCCTGGCGGGCACCGCCCGGTTGCTGCGGCGCGACGCGGCCAGGGGCGTGAGCCTCGCCGACGTGCTGGCGGCGATCGATTCAGGCGGCCGGGACGACGTGGCCTGGCTGGCGGGCGAACTGAAGAAGACGGAGTAGCCCATGGCGCGGATCATCGACATCGCCGACGCCGTCGTCGCGGCCCTGAACGGCCACACATTCAGCCAGCCCTTCACTGCGCAGCGGGCCTTCCGGCCGGTCTTCGACCTTGCCCAGATGAAGGACCTGCAGGTGACGGTCGTCCCCAGGGGCGCGGAACTGTCCACGGCCGGCCGGGGCCTGGCGCAAAGCGAGGTGCAGATCGACATCGGTGTGCAGAAGAAGCTGGCCGCCGGCGACGACGCGGAGATCGACTCGCTGATGGGCCTGGTGGAGGAAATCGCCGGGTTCGTCCGCGCGGCCGGGCGCTTCGGCGACGCGGTATGGGTCAGCACGGAGAACACGCCCATCTACTCGCAGGAACACCTGGGCGAGCTTGGGCAGTTCACCAGCGTGCTGACGCTGACCCTGCGGGAGATGACGGCATGATCGGCATGGTCACCACGTCGATGTTCTTCGACCGCCGGGCGGTCGCCGGCGCGGTGGACCGCGGGACGCGGCGCGTGCTGTCGA